GTCGATCTAGAGTTGTGCGAGCGTGAGGAGCAGACTGCGCAGGTAGCAGTCCATGAGGTGCTGCATCTGCTGCTCGCAGAGTTGCGTCACGCTGCGTCAATCTCAGACGAGACCGCAGATTGGGTGGAGGAGCAGATCGTCCGAAAGATTGAGTTTGTGGTTTTTAAAGGTTTGCAATGACGCTTCCGGCCTGCCTCTGTTGTTCCCAAGTCGATTTCGTCTGTTCCTTGCACAAGGGCGGATCTGCTAATCCTCCCGCGATTAGCAACAGTTTAGGCGTTGATTGCCCATGGAATCCTGACGACTTGCCGGAACGCTTGCGCGGCTACGGGCATCGCATGGCAGATCAGGATGGCGGGAGTGGCGATGAGTGGATCACACCGCAGGAGGATCTGGAAGCGCAAATGATCGAGGCGGCTCGCGTCCTACTTGATGCGGTTGAGATCGAGGTAGCAGAAGGGCTTTAAACTTTTCTCACTCGACCTTAAAAAAAGCACTTGCGAAGTTTAAGTGAGGCGATATCATGCCCATGTCGAGCGGATGAGCCGCACGGCAAAAACAAAACGACCATGAAAATATTTATTAACGTTACGCAAGTCTCCCGCGATGGCGGCGAGCGCATTGAAGAGTTCGCCGAACTCTCGGCAAATCCCGCCCCACCCAGCAGCAAGACGGTGGGCGATTCCACCGTTATCAGCTATGCCATCCCATGGCATAGCTCTGCCTGCTCGCCGGCAGGTGTTCGCCGCGCCTTGATGGTCCGCATCAAGGAATTGCGGATCGGGTTCCGCAACTCCTCCAAGGTCAATTCGGCCTTGGAGGCTATGCTGTGATTCACTAGGGAGGTTCGATCCCTCCCTTTACCAAACCATGAAAATCCTAATCGACATCGATGATACGGACGGCGAGGTGCTTGACGCCTTGGCCGCAGAACAATCCCGCAGCAGAACAGGGCAAGCTCGCCACCTGCTTCTAGCGGCAATTCGCGAGGCAGTTGCCCAACCGCAACCACAATCGCAACAGGAGGAGGAGCAAGCATGACCGCAGTCGAGAACGTCCTCCTCCACAACAGAAAGCTGGACAACCGGGAGTCGCGGTTGAACGAATTCCTTCACTGGGACACCCTCCCCGGTAGTGCGGAAGAGTTGCTCGACATCTTCGACCGTGCCTTTGAGGCGGGAGTCGCCGCTAAAAGCGATGCGGACTTCGCCACTATGCAAGACGCACTCGACCGCGCTCGCGCTCGATACGAGGCCCAGCGCCGCACTGAACCTGTCGCTTTTCTTGATGTCGCACCTGGAACCCTTATCCGCATCGCTGCAAATGAACTTTGATATCACCGATTTCCTCGTAAAGCTGCTGACAACGCTTGCTGTCTTCGCTATCTGGAACGTGCCGGCCCTTTTCGATCTGATCTGGCCATGATTCCGCATTCCGTATCAGGCATCGTCTCGCGCTACCTCCTCGACGGCCCCTGCGCTGAAAGGCCCGTGACGCTTGAGATCGAGCGATCCGAGATCGTCGCGGTCATCGACAACGAAACAGGGGAGGAGCTCGATCCATCCGTTGTTCAGCGCCGCGACTACGACCTTGCCATTGACTACCTAATCACCCGAATTTGATATGACCATTGAACAAATACTCATGCGCCACCAGCGCGAAACGGACACGTTGATTGCCGAAATCCGTGCATTCCAACGGCGTAAGCGCGAGGCATGCGATCACCTTATTTACGACGGCTTTGCTGTCCAGGTGCGCATGCTCAAAAACCTAGGCATCCGACTCGCCGCCGTCGATGCCATCGAGGAGGAGCTTTATGGGTTGGCTTTGGATATTTTTCCAGACAATGGGCAGGGGCGCGACTGATACGCGAAAAATCAAAACCAAAAAAGAGACAAATGAAAAACGAAATTACCGAAGCGCCTCGCACCATCAAGGGGCTGATCAATTCCGAGGCCGTGCGCAACCAGATTGCTCGCGCATTACCTAGCCACATGACGCCAGATCGCTTTCTGCGCGTTGCGACCACCCTTCTCCTTCGCTCGCCCAAGCTTGCCGAATGCTCGCAGGAATCGTTTATGCGAGCGATGCTCGACTGCTCGTCGCTGGGCCTTGAGCCTGACGGGCGGCGTTGCCACCTCATTCCCTACGGCAAAGAGGTCCAATTGATCGTTGACTGGAAGGGACTTGTCGAGCTAGCGAAACGATCCGGCGAGGTGGTCTCTTGGAAGGCCGAGACCGTCAAAGAGAACGATTCGTTTGAGTGGATCAATGGCGAGATCAGCCACGCGGTCAACTGGAGGGAAGATCGCGGCAAGCTCCAGGCCGTCTATTCAATCGTGAAACTCTCCAACGGCGAGATTGACACGGAAGTGATGACGCTGGCGGAAGTCGAAGCGATTCGCAAACGTTCGAAGGCGAGCGGATCCGGCCCGTGGGTCACCGATTTCGAGGAGATGGCCAAAAAGACCGTCATTCGCCGTCACAGCAAGCGCCTGACGCTCTCGCCTGAGTTCCACGATGCGCTCGACAAGGATGGCGACAAGCTCGCCGACATCCAGGTGGATCGAGCAGCCAACGAGGCCGCGAAGGTTTCCTTTTCCCAACCTGCCATCGAGGCAGAATCGAGCGAGGTGAAGGAGCAGGCATGAAAGAAGTCTTAATCTACCACATCGATCACCTGGGCGGAAACCCAACCATCCGATTCAACCTTGCAGCGATTCGGCGTTTGCTTCCCGAGTATCAAATTCAGAATTTCGACCTGACCGCGCGTCAACGAAACAAAATGCAGCGCCGTGTCGATCTCTACGTTGGCCTTGGAGGCAAATGCGATTTCCAGACGGGCATCGACGCCAGTGAGGAGCGTGTCATTCCTGCGCGAATCATCCCGGCTAAAGACGCCAAAATGGTGCGGGGGAAGCTGGTCCCAGCATCGAAGCGCGAGGTGATACCGGCACGGATCGAACCGGCTAAACCCGAGATCCTCCCGAGCATCAATCACCTTCCAAACGATGACATCCTCGACAGGGCGCTTCGTCTCGACTTCGCAAGCAAAACCAAAACCCTAGCATCAGCATGAAAGAATTATTTCCAGACTGCACCATCTACCATTGCGAGCAACGCTCCCAGGATTGGCACGATCTTCGCCGTGGAGTCCTGACCGCATCGAACTTCGGGCCGTGGTTCTTGAACTCGGGCAAGGTCGCTGAACAGGCTCGCGAGCGTGCGATTTGCAAACTGATCGCTGAACGCGCAAACTGCGAGTCCGCTCCGAACTTTGAGAACTGGGCCATGCAGCGAGGCACTGAACTGGAACCGCAGGCAGTTGCTGCTTTTGAAGGCGAGACCGGGATCAAGGTCGCGGATTGTGGGTTCTGCTTGTCAAAATTCGGGAACTTCGGATGCTCACCGGATGGTCTGATTGTTGGTCACTCGATTGGATTTGAAGGTAAAGTGCCAGTGCCGGAAACGCACATTCGCTACCGTCGAGCAGGCGAACTGCCGGATGAATACCTTTTCCAGATCCATGGCAGCATGGCAGTGACGGGAGCGGAGGCATGGTGGTTCCAAAGCTGGAATCCCGGTCTCGCCCCGCTCCGCATCCTCATCGAGCGGGATGAGTTTACGGAAAAGCTCAAAGCCGCGTTGATCTCGTTCTCCGCTCAATACGAGGAAGCGTGGGAGCAGGAAATCACAGCGAACAAACGATGAAACATTGGGCGCAGATCATGGCAATTGAATCCAAAGAAATGGTTGTCATGCCATCTAACAATTCTGGAATGCAGATCGGCTACTTGGCCGGGAAGTTCCCGAAACGAATGGGATGGTTGATTTCACCAGATGGATGGAGAAAGCCACCATCTTGGATGCCCTACGCCCTCGACAACGGAGCTTTCGGCGCATGGTCTAACAATCGACCGTGGGATGAGGGAAAGTTTTTAGATCTCCTCGAAAGGGCGAGGTCGCACTTTCGCCCATTGTGGGTTGTTGTCCCAGATGTTGTTGCCAATCGCGATGCGACTATTGAACTTTGGCATGAATGGTTTCCGAAAGTTCATAACATTCTGCCGCAGATACCTTTGGCGTTTGCAGTGCAGGACGGGATGACAAAGGCGGATGTCCCGGCCAACGCGGATGTCGTCTTTGTCGGCGGCACAACGGATTGGAAGTGGAGAAACCTTTGGGAGTGGACAGAAAACTTTCCTCGCGTTCATGTGGCGCGAGTCAATTCTGAGCGACTGCTTTGGATGGCTGACAAGGCCGGGGCGGAATCATGCGACGGAACCGGATGGATGCGGGGAGGTGAGGATCGAATTGAAGAACTTCAACGTTATTTAGAAATGTCAACCAAGGGCGATAAGCGACCGCAGATGGTCATGGAATTATTCGCATGAAACAATCCCCCACCGCTCGCAGTCTGGCTCATCTGCGCAAAACCTGCCAGTTGGTCCAGGTTGTCGAGCGGTGGAATCCTCACGCCAGAATCCGACAGGATCTTTTCGGAATCATCGACATCCTCGCGATCCGCGATGGAGAGACCGTAGCGGTCCAATCAACTAGCTGGTCAAACACAAAAAGCCGCATCAATAAGATGACCGAATCGGATGCGTTAAAACATCTAAGAAAAGCCGGATGGATCATTCTGGTTCACGGGTGGCGCAAAAACAAAAACGGAAGATACGAGATCAAAGAAATAGATATATCATGAGAGAGACATACGGAATTTTGGCAGGGATGCTGCTCGGCCTTTCAATGGGCATCGCCGCAGCATGGGCAATAGAGATCAAGCACGATTGCGAGGTCGCGGAGCTGTCCGCTGATCTCAACGCATACCGCACGATGGCGCAATGGTCGCGCTTTGACGAGGGGAGGGCGAAATGAGCGACAAGACCCCAGACACTATCTGCATGGCGAGGCTGGAAGTCCTCGACCTTCTTGAAGAGCTTGGCGCTGCCGCAACTCACCTGCGCGAGGCTTACTCTGAATTTGAAGATGGGAATGAGCGCGCCGCAAACATGTGCGTCGAGGATGCCGTCGAGATTATGGGCCGGATCGAGCGCATGAGTTCGGAGATCGGCGTTGAGCTGTGTAAGTGGGTTGAATTTGAAGGGAGGGCGAAATGACACAAGAGCAAAGGCTATTTGAATTGGCGAAAGCGATGATGCAGGGGCTGCTCACCAACCCATATTGGGACGAATGCGATTTTGGAACGATTGCTGGAGTCGCAGTCGATGCCGCTGATTGCTTGCTGGATGAGCTAGCCAATCACCCATCTACCGAGGAATCCTCGTTGGTTCAACCAAATACTGAAACCAAACCATGAACGACGTAAACGACTTTCTAGACGTCGCCGAAAGCGCCCCGCGCTGGAAGCAGGACGCAAAGCGATTGGGTATAGAAACCTTCTACGTCTTTGACATGTCCGATTCGTATTGGGAGGCATCCATCGAGCTTTTCGGTGAGGTTGAAACCCAATGCGGAGAGACTGAGCGCGAGGCCGTGAACTCGTTGATGTTCAAGCTGAAACTTGATTG